GAAAAAGTTAGAAGATGATGACAAGCATTGGATAACTTCGGGCTATGAAGGTGTAGAAATTTTTGTCAAAGGTTCAGACATCCATAACTTATTAGATGATGATGTGGATGAAGGATTGTTTGGTGAGGATGATAAAGACTTAGTCAACAGAGTACAAAAAGAAACAGGAGGTAGTGTAGATGAGTAAGTTAGAAAAGAAAAGAGTTACAGAATCAATTGATGTTGAAATAACTGTAGAACATTATGGATTTTATCATAGTGATGAACACTTTGGTAATGAACATAAACCTTATAGAGATTGGGTTGTTAAACAAGGACATGATATTGGTATAAAAAAATGGAGTGACTATCATTCGGGAATGTGGACAACAGATGTTGAAATGATTGATGATTGGATTGAACAAACTAGTCAACCATATGAATCATTATACTCAGAAAAAAATGATGGGATATATATAGTTAATAAAAATTGGAGGAAAAATATATGAGTAACAATATAAAACCAGAGGTAACAATTACTTGGGGTACTGAAAAAGAAATAACTAAAACTTATATCTTTGAGGATGAAACACAGAAAGCTTTTTTTCTTAAGGGTGTAGATGAAAGTAATGGTTGGTTGGAGTATGAGATAGTTGAGAAAGGAGAGACTATATCATATGTACAAAGTAATAATCCTGTCAGTCGTATTATCCCTTAGTCTATTGAGTTGTAGTAAAGGAGATTTTGACCCGACAATTACTATAATTAAACAGGTAATAAAGTCAACAAAATCAACGACTTACGAGGATAATAAATAAATAATTATTTCCTTGTAATCAAATAAAAAGTATGGTATAATAGAAGGTTAGTAATATGATAAAAATTTTTGGGATAATATTAGTATTGGTGGTGTGGAGTTTTATAATAACAGGAACATTTAATTTAATTTAATATGATAAAAAATATTTGTGCAGGTTTATTAATTTTATGTCAGTCATCTTTTAATTTTCAAGATGACTTTGAATATAATAATAACGAAGAGTTTATACAAGGAGTAAAAAATTGTGCGTTGTTTTATAATGCAGACTTAACTTCTAAAGATAGAATACCTATTGAAATAATTGTAGGTCAAGCTTCATTAGAGAGTGACTGGGGTAGGTCAAGGTTTGCATTAGAAGGAAACAATTTATATGGTATGCGTGAGTATGATTTAACTGAACCGCATATCAAACCATTAGGAAATTTAGAAGCAAACTTTGGATTAAAAGTTTATCCTACTAAATGTTTATCAGTTGTTCACTACATAGAAACTTTGTTAAGTCATAGAAGTTATGCAGAGTTTAGAGAAAAGATGTACGATATGTGGGTAGTTGATGAGTACGATATATTTTTATTAACTGAAATGTTATATAACTATTCAGCAGATAAAGATTACGCAGTCAAACTAAGAAGAACAATTTTATACATAACTGAAAGGGGTTATCTAAATGGCAGGAAATAAAAAGTTTGATATTGATTTAAAGTATGGACAGATACGAGAACAAAAAGTAAAAGACATGTTCTCTAAGTGTCAGATAGAAGTCAAGTCAGAAAGAGATTGGTGGCAGAGAACAGGAAACATAGCCATTGAGTATGAGTATCGAGGGAAACCAAGCGGTATCTATGCAACAACAAGTGACTATTGGTTTCATAGATTAGAGTTAAAGAAAAAAGAATTTTGTACACTTGTTTTTAAAACATCCATTCTAAAAAAGATTGTGGATAGTTATAAAGATAAGCTAACAAAAAATGTGGGCGACAATAAGGCGAGTAAATGCGTACTAATACCTATCAAAGAAATATTTCGAAAGGAGTTTTATGACAATGTTTAAAGAGATAGAACAAGTGAAGACAGAGATACAAGAACACGAAGGGTTCAGAGATACTATATATAGTGATTCATTAGGATTTGCTACTATAGGTTGGGGTCACCTCGTAAAAGACACCGACAATTTTGAGAAGGGAGTTGCCTACTCAAGAGAGGAGTTGCAGAAAGTTTTTGATGAAGACTTTGATTTAGCATGGGCTAATGCAAATTCTTTAGTCAAAGAAAGATTGACAAACACAGACTTCGAACTACTAGATATAGATAGGAAGATGAAAATCATATCTATATTTTGTAACATGTGTTTCCAATTAGGTAAGGCAGGTGTAGGTAAGTTCAGAAAAATGTTTGAGAACATAGCTAAACTAAATTTTAAAGGGGCGAGTTTAGAAATGTTGGATAGCAGGTGGGCTAAACAAACACCTAGTCGTGCCGAATATTTATCAAATAAAATGTCACAGGTATAAAATAAATTTATTTTTGCCTTGCTTATGACACAATTGTATGATATAATATGTTTAATTTAAATAAAATAATTAACTATGTTAAAGATTATTATAGTTATTATTATAATATTAATAATAATATTAATAAATATTTAATAGAGTAATGACATGTTTAAAATTAAACTAAATAAATTATTATTAGCACTTGACTTTGTTTTAGTTTCGTGCTATAATACAATCTTCAATAATAACATAGGAGGTATATATGCCAACAGTTGAAGGAAAAGCATATTGGGCTAGTGTAACTAGACCTAATACAACATTCGACCCAGTATATCAAATTGATTTAGCAGTTGATGACAAGACTGCTGATGAGTTCAAGGGTAAGGGTGTGTCAGTTAAACAAGATGATAGAGGTTCTATTATCAAGTTCAAAAGAAAAGTTGCTAGGGCGGATGGGACTAAAAATCCTATGCCAAGACTAGTGGACTCTGCAAAACAACCTATTGATGTACTAGTAGGTAATGGTTCAAAGGTAAAAGTTTTATACAAATCTTTTGATTGGACATTTGCAGGTAAATCTGGTACAAGCTTGGATTTACAAGCAGTACAAGTACTTGACCTCGTACCATATGGAGAAGACTTTGATGTCTCAGATGGTGGGTTTGTTGCAGAAGGTAACAACGAGGAATTTTAAATAACTAAAACAGGGGGCGACATATGAACGAAGACAAATCTAAATTTGTACAGTATCATGTCCCCTGTTCTACTTGTGGAAGTAGTGATGCAAGAAGTATTAATGATGATGGCAGTAGCTATTGTTTTTCTTGCACCACTTTCTTCCCGAATGAGACAGGGGTAAATCAACAACAACCAAGGGGCGACATGCAAACAGCAGAAAAAATAACAGACTTAAGTTATCATCAAGGTTCTGTATCTTCTATATCAGATAGAGCAATCAATAGTGAGACTTGTAAAAAGTATGGAGTGAAGGTTACTTACAATGGTAACAATCAAATAGCAAAACATATCTATCCATACTATGACGAGACAGGTCAGATGATAGCAACCAAGACTAGATATGTTAAAGATAAACAGTTCTCAATACTAGGTTCGACATCCAATTCTGGATTGTTCGGTCAGCAATTATTTAATGGCGGAAAATTTGTAACCATAACAGAGGGTGAGGTTGACGCAATGTCAGTCTATCAAATGTTAGGTTCAAAATATCCAGTAGTTTCTATTAAGAATGGAGTTGCTTCCGCATTAAAAGATATCAAACATAGTTATAATTGGCTTGATAAATTTGACAATATTGTAATTAATTTTGATAATGATAGTGTGGGTAGAGAAGCTTCACAAAAAGTTGCGGAGTTATTTCAACCCGGGAAAGTTAAGATAGTAAAACTTTCTGAAAGTTACAAAGACGCAAATGATTTGTTGCGTTCTAAGAAGTATGAAGAGTATGTAAAAGCTTGGTGGAATGCACCAGTACATGCACCAGATGGTATCATTGAAGGTAGTCAATTACTTTCTGAGGTACTAGAACCAATCGTAAAATCCAGAATAGATTATGGATGGAAAGGTTTAGATGAGTTAACTTATGGTATTCGTAGCGGTGAGTTAGTTACTATTACTGCGGGGACTGGACTTGGAAAAACATCAGTCATCAAAGAGTTAGTATATCATATCTTTAAAAGTACAGAGAGTAACATTGGTATGATTATGTTAGAGGAAAGTCCTAAGATAACTGCACTAGATATCATGGGAACAGAAGCTAACTTACCTTTACGAAGACCCGATATTAATTTATCAGATGAAGATAAAACAAACTACTTCAACAAGACAATAGGTACTGGTAGATTTTATTTCTATAATCACTTCGGTAGTAATTCAGTAGATAATATTGTTGCTAGAGTTAGATACATGGCAAAAGCTTTGGACTGTAAGTTCATAGTACTTGACCACATAAGTATGATTGTATCTTCTCAAGAGATAGGTGATGAAAGAAAAGCACTTGATGAAATTATGACAAAGCTTAGAACACTTGTTCAAGAAACAGATGTTGCTTTGATAATTGTATCACATTTAAAGAGACCAGATGGTAAAGGACATGAAGAGGGAGCAGTTACTTCACTTGCTCAACTTAGAGGGTCGGGTTCAATTGCTCAACTATCAGACATGGTTCTTGGATTAGAAAGAGATAGTCAGAGTGATGACATTGCTACAAGAAATACTACATGCTTAAGAGTTCTTAAGAATAGATTTGTAGGTATGACTGGTCCTGCTACATATTTATACTACGACAAAGATACTGGTAGATTAAATGAGGTTGAGAAACCAAGTGGTGATGAAACAGAAGAAGATAAATTTTAATTGAAAGGAATAAAAGTGGGCGATAAAAAACTATTCTTAGATATTGAAACAACAGAGATTGTTAATGGTCATGGACTACCTAATAAAATCTTTTGTTTAGTTACTATTTCTGATGAGGGTAATGTTGTATGCTATACTCCAAATGATTTACATAAATTTAAAGATGATGTAAAAAATTATCAAGAGTTTATTGGACATAACATCATAGGATTTGATGCTCCAGTTATTAAAAAAGTTCTTGGTGTAGATTTATTTAAGATGGGTAAGGTAACTGATACACTTATACTATCAAGATTGTTTAAACCAGTAAGAGAAGGTGGACATTCATTAAGAGCATATGGAATTAAGTTTGGATATAACAAGATAGACTTTAAAGATTTCTCTGAGTTCTCTTTAGAAATGTTAGAGTATTGTATTCGTGATGTTAAACTTACAAGAAAAGTTTATGACTTATTACAAAGACAAGGCAGATCCCCCTTCTCTTCTCCTC